GCCCACACCCGGCGAGGCTCGCACTCGAATACTCCATTTGCGAGCGCGAGAGGTAACAACCAAGCGAACTCCGCTTTAGCCCAAGGTGGTAAAGCACGAATTTTTTCTGAACTCCACATAGCGTCACCATCAAGCATTCTCTTTGGCAAGGCACACCCTCAGCGATTGAATTTTTGCGGTAGGTTTTTAGTGAGGACGTTGCCGCAGGTCCTTGACCGTTTGTTTTAGCCATGACCAGAAAAGTTAGAATGGGGGCCGAATGGCCGTCCGACCCCCGTAATTCCCGGTCAAGGGCAGTACTCTGGGGAGCACTGGTATCAGTTAAACATTTCCACAGATAATTGTCAATAAGATTGTGTGATAGGGCTTGACAATGTTTAACAACCAGTGGTACACATACACACATGGAGCGAATCACAGTACTCGTGACCACTGAAGAAAAAGCGGCTATTAAATCCAAAGCTGGTCTCGTCCCCGTGAGTGCGTGGATTCGCTCCAAGCTTTTAGTAGAGCTTGGCCTTGCGTACGACCCGCGAATACTTACCAAAAACTTCGACGCCTTCTCTAAAAAGCTGCGGAACGTGCACAAGTGCAAGTGAAGGCGTGATCGCTGATGGAGACCTTCATAGTACGATACCGGGGTGAAGAGATTGCGCGAGTAGGCGGCGAGGGGATCGTGCCAGCGCAGAAGTGTCAGTTTAAAGCAGGCACCTACGACACAGAGACCGTAGAAGATTTACGATTGCTCAGCTTGCGCAAGGACGGTAAAACAGTTCTAGTGTTCTACGTTAGTTCGTCAGATGAGGTTAGTATTGAGAAGGTGAGCGCATGAAGGATCTTCTTGGGAATGAGTTAACCGTTGGAGACATAGTGCACATAAAAATTGAAAACATCTGGGTCTATGCCACAATCGCTAAGCTACAGGATGGCGGTTTGTCTCTAGGAATTGCGGCACAGCCAGGGCAGCCACCTCCGCAAACTCCTGATACGGTAGTCGTGCAAATTGGAGCGTCTTTTCCGCAAACCCCTGGAACCCATCAGCAAAATATTGTTCGCCTTGACAGACCGCAACCGGAAGGAATGATTCAATGAAATGGAGAAAAATGAAGCGAATTGTATTGATCTTTTCTTGGAGCATCGCAGTCGTAGCGGTAGCAGCGGGAACAATTATTGCGCAAACACCTACGCCACCGCCTAGTAAATACCAGCCTACCGAAGTGCAGAATCTACGTTTGAAAGTGAAACAGCAAGATTTGATTATCGCTAGCAAGAACGCACAGGAACTACAGAAAGCATTGCAGGACGCGCAGAAAGACGCGCAGACAAAGTACGCCGACCTGATGAAAGAAGCAGACACGGTTAAGACAGAACAGAAGTGGCCGGCGAATTTAATTTTCAATCCCGACCAACTCTCTTTCACCGAACCTCCGCCAGCACCAGCCGCACCGCCGAAGAAAGAGGAGCCTGCAAAGAAGCCATGAGCGAGACAGCCGAACTGAACGAGAACGAACTAGTACAAGAATCCGAAAATATAATCTGGATTGGTGAGACTGGATTCGAGTCGGATGCCGACAAATTGATTGTGCTCATTGACGATTTCGCTTCCGGCTATGAATGCCAAACGTGCCTCGCAAAAGATTTGCGCATGGTCTCTCAGGACAAACAGGTGTCGTTCGTTACTTGCAGAGAATGCGGTGGAAAAGGCAGGAGACCAAAGGTGGGTAACGAGAGCATCGAAGTGAAATGCTATGAGTGCGACGAAAAAGGCGTTGTGCCCTGTCCAGATTGCGGCGGGCGCGGTGGACTCATCGCCATTCCAAGGCAAAGTGAAGGAGCGCCGACCACCGGAAAGATTGTCAGCATCGGACCCGATGTGCGCAAAGGAAAGCGCAAGGTTGGAGACCGCGTAATGTTCTCCTCGTACGCAGGAAATCAGTATGACGTGAAAGGCAAGACAGCGGACGGAGCCGAGAAGGAAGTTCACTTACGCATCTTGCGCGACGAAGAAGTGCTGACGCGTTTACACGGTGTGCTAAAGTTGCGTCAGGTGAGGCGAGCGATGGCTCTCCACACAAATGAGTAGAGCAGGAGGCTTCATGGTCCCTAACGGCTGGACGCCAGAAACATGGGAGAAAATGAAAGCGGTTTTGCGAGACCAGAAAGAAAGAGCGCAGCAACAGATGGACGCTATCTTAGGCGAATCCTTGCAGAAAACTCTTAACGAGTACGATCCTAATAAACTCGTTCTCAACGAATACGATAAAGAATTTTTCACTCTTATCGGCATTCAATGCTGAAGCGTTGGAAAATTCTTCCTGTACCTGATATTGGCGACGATTACGATGGCCACTTCCGCGCAATCCGCCTCAACTCCCTTGGCTCGCTATCCTGGTTCACTAAGAACGTTCTCGGTAAGACCCGCCTAAAAACGTTCCACGAACATCTCTGTCGGTCCCTTGAAGCGGATGACTTGCACCTAGTTCTCGAAGTTCCAATGGGCATGTTCAAGACCACGCTTTCAACAGCGTTATCTATCTGGTGGTCTCTCCCATTCGCAATCGAAGACGAACACGAAATGAACAAGCTGGGTTACAAGTCTGCTTGGATTCGCTACATGAAGCGCGTGCATAATCAGAATGCGCGTACGCTTGTGGCGCACGAGATCGATAAACGCGCCGTGGACATGGGCAAGGAAGTAGACTTTACCTACTGGGAAAATGACTTATTCCGCCAAGTATTTGCGGCTATCCTGCCCGACCGCGACTGCGAATGGAACGATCATTCGAAACATCAGAAGCGCTCCAGAGATTTGCCGATTGACCCAACAAACCCAACTTTTATGTACTGCGGCGTTGGACATGCGCTACAAGGAGTCCGTGCGGATAGTACAATCGAGGATGATATTTTCGGTAGAGCCGCGCAAGAATCGATGCTCAAACGAGACGGTAGCGTGGTTGAGAATGTCATCCGCTGGCATCGCCAGCTAAGCACAAGGCTAGATACCGTCAACGAAGACACGCGAAGATTTCGGCAACTCATTCCAGGTAATCGTTGGGGCCATGCCGACCTGAACTCGTGGATTCGTAAAAATCAACCGCAGTTCATTTTTGAAACTCACGACGCGGAAGGCGGATGTTGCAAGCTTCACCCGGAACACGGCGTTCCGATATTCCCGGAAGAATTTTCGATGGACGTACTTGCGCAGAAGAAATTGGACAACACAGCCTACGACTACGCTCACTTCTACCGGAACATTTCAGTTCTACCAGAAGAGCAAATTTTCAAGGAATCGTGGCTAAGAAAGTTCATCTATAAGAAGGCTCGGCCAGAATTGCCAGAGACCGACTTGAGAAACATTCTCTTACTTGAGCACATGGTATACGATGGCGTGGCATTGGATGACTTCCAACCTGGCGCTCTTGAGATAACTATTCTCGTAGACCCAAACCATTCCAAAAAAGTTAAGCGTAAGGCTCACATCATTTGGACAATTGGCTTAGACCCCGGTTCCTCACGCATCTACCTGCTCAATCTCTACCAAGAGGAAACAACGTACTCGGAAGTGGTGGAGAATATCTACAGAGAATATGCGCGATGGACCGGAACATTGCAGCAACCGCAGGTATACATGGGGAAATTAGCTTTCAAGCTTTTAGGTTTCTACCTCGGGCAGCGTGACAAGGTCGAGAAGCGCAAGTACATGCATTTCGAGATAAACGAATTTGACGATGAAGACTCTCTTGGTGCAATGAAAAACAGAATTGAAGCGATGGAGCCAATATTCAAACAGCGTCAAGTCTGGTGCCATCCCAGCCAAAATGAATTTATCGAAGCGTTCACCAACTATCCGGCTGCGGACCTCGACAGCCTGGAAGTTCTAGGCTACTACCCAACGATTGTGGACGTTTCGAACACCAAAGAGGCGAGCGCATTCATGCAACGGCAAGTGGAAGCTTTCACAAATAGGAATAGCGGAAGCGGCGGATACTGAGGTAACATCACGGCATGGCATCCCCCGCCACAATAACTGAACCCAAACCTGAAAAGTTTGAACCAAGAACTATAAATTTCCCCGATACCACACAGAAAGAAATAAACGCCTGGCTCCATCGCAACATCGAATCGCTGAAAAAGCGTTTGGAATTACTACACAAAACCAAAGTCCCACAATGGCGTAAAACTGTGGACGGGAAGCCACGCGAAGAAAATAAGAGCTGGCCATTCCCTAATTGCTCAAACGTGGTGCACCAGTCTGCCGGCGAGGCAGTTGACGAGATTGTTGCCTGGGTTATTCAGCTCATCTGGATTAGCCAGCCACTAGTGTATTTCCGATACCCGGACGAGAAGGACGAAAAGAAAGCAGCCGAGAACTCGGACAAAGAAAAGGCTCTCGCCACATTCATCGATAACGCTTCCTTCGATCCTCGGCAGTTGGACCTGTACCCGTACCACAACAAGTGGTTCACCGATTCTGCTGGCCTCGGACGCTCGCGTATTTGCGTTGCTCCAGAGCATCGTATGGAAATGGTGTACACCGGCTACAAACCTACTGGCGGAAGTAAGGGGCAAGGGGCGGCGGAGTTCGATAACATGAAGTCGATCTACGAAGGCCCTAAGCCGATCAACCTTCGCTACGAGGATGTGCTCTGCGGAACAGATGCGGGAGACGGCGGAAAATTTGAGGACAATGACCCCATCTTCCGCCGCTGCGTTCTCAACGTGCGAAAGATTCGTGAGCGCGTTTTCAAAGGCCAGTTCATCGAAAAAGAAGCACTGAAGATTTTAGACAAGCCTGACCGCTACGGTCCCGACGAAATACGCAAGCGCGAGAATCAGAAGAAAGGAATAACAGACTCGCAAGATACCACGATGGCCGAGTGGGATATCTACGAGGGTTACTTCTCCTGGTTCCATAACGGCAAAAAGTTTCGCCTAATTTCTTGGTATCACTTAGCTACAAAAACAATGCTCAATTGCGTGTACAACTTCATCCCTGACAATCAGGTGCCGCTCATTGAAACACGGCTATCCGTTGACGGTAAGGGATTCGGGGAGATGCTCAAGGATTACCAAGAGGAAATTTCCACGGCTAAGAATCAGCGCACTGACGCTATCACCTACGGAATGCTAGGTATCAACACAATCGACAAGCAGAACAAAGACATTGACCGAAACTTTACGCTGCTACCCGGAATGTTCATTCCCGCGAAGAAAGATGCCTTCCAACACTACGACATGGCGAATCCTGCAATGGGTGGATTGTCTCTGCAAAACGAAGAAGCCATGATTTCGCAGGCGAAAGCCCGGGCTGGTGTAGATCCACCAATCAGCGGGGCGGGCGCGGGAAGTATGGGAAAGAATAAACAGTTTGGCTCAATGGGGACAATGGCTGTACTGCAAACCAGCAATTCGCGCAGCGCTCACCGCACATCTGGATTCCGGCATTCCAGCGTGCGCTTGTTTGCGTTGCTGACTGATTTCTATGGATTCATGGGCTTGGGCGATTCCGCTACAACCAAGCAGGCTTTGAAAGACTACCTCGACCGCAAGATGCAAATTCCCGTTCGTGCCGCTGACGCGAGCATGAACAAAGAAGTCACCAAGCAGAACGAAATTATTCTCAATCAGGCAATAAGTGCGTACATCAAAGAAACCAGTTCTCTCTTGCAGGCCTACCAGAATCCTGGAGCAGGCGACGAGAAGTATAAGAAATGGCTGCGCTCGATAATTATCGGAAAGACGCGCCTGATGCAGCAGATCGTGAAAGACTTCCAGTTGTCAGACAATCCTGCGGAATTTATTCCGAACATCGAACTAGAACAGCAGGAGCAACCGAATGCCCCAGAGACGCAAGCAGGACAGCACGGACCCGTCCCTCTCAATTCGCTGGCCGCGATTCTTCAGAAACGTGGAGCAGGCGGAGGAACTCCTCCAGCACCCGGGAATGGTGGCGCTCCTTCTGGACTTACAGGGCAAGGCGGAGTTGGAGGCATCTGAAGTTATCGACCATCCGCCAAAGACTGAGGGTGAATTAGCGGAACAGAATGTTTCACGCGGAAGAATTTTAGAGCGGAAAGATTTATTAGGACTGGCGGATGAATTGAAGTTATGGAAAGAGGAGCGGCGAAAATGAGCAAGCTACTGCATATCCGGCTGGTGAATGACGAACT